GCTACGGGCGCTGCAGGTACTGCAGGGTTCCCGACTGTGTTTGCCGATTTATCTACTGCGACAGCTGCTACGATCAATCAGTTGCGTCAGTCTTTCCAGATTCAGAAGTTGCTCGAGCGGGACGCTCGCGGTGGTACTCGTTATACTGAATTGGTACGTTCTCATTTTGGTGTTGTTTCTCCGGACTCGCGTTTGCAGCGTCCGGAATTTTTGGGCGGTGGTACTTGTACGGTCAATATAAGTCCTATTGCTCAGACCAGTGGTACTTCTGCGTCTGGTACTACTACTCCGCTTGCTAATTTGGCGGCGTTTGGTACTGCTGTTGCTTCTAATCATGGTTTTACTCAGTCTTTTACTGAGCATGGTCATGTTATTGGTCTCGCTTGTGTTCGTGCTGATCTTAATTATCAGCAAGGCCTTCGGAAGATGTGGAGTCGGTCTACCCGTTACGACTTTTATTTCCCTGTCTTCGCTATGCTTGGTGAACAGCCAGTTCTTAATAAAGAAATTTATGTTCGCGGGGACGCGAACGATGCGCTCGTATTCGGTTATCAAGAGCGTTGGGCGGAATATCGTTATATGCCGTCTATGATTACTGGTCTGTTTCGTTCTACTGCGTCCGGCACTATTGACGGTTGGCATTTGGCTCAGCGTTTTACGTCGTTGCCCACGCTTAATTCGTCTTTTATTCAGGAGACTCCTCCTGTAGATCGTGTGGTTGCTGTTGGTGCTGCTGCTAACGGTAAACAGTTTATTCTTGATTCTTTTTTCGATATCAAGACTGCTCGTTGCATGCCGTTGTACTCTGTTCCCGGTTTGGTTGATCATTTCTAAGGGGGCGTTATGGGTATTCTTGATGCTGTTTTGGATATTGGCAGTACTATGATGACTAATTCCGCTAACAAGCGGATTGCGGCCAATCAGATGGCTTTTCAGGAGCGCATGAGCAATACGTCTTATCAACGTGCTGTTCAGGATTTACAAGCTGCTGGCTTGAATCCTATGTTGGCGTATTCGCACGGCGGTGCGTCTACGCCAGCTGGAGCTTCTGCTGTTATGCAGGATCCTAAGCCCGGGCAAGCGCTCCGGGCTTCTGCTGGTTCTGCTATTTCTGTTAAGGCTCAGCAGGAGGCTATTGTCGCTTCTCAAGCTAAGACTCAGAATGACACTAAGGTCGCTGATTCTACGTCTGATAAGAATTATGCTGAGGCTGAGTTGGCTCGCGCTACTATTCCTAAGATTGGTCAGGAAGTTATTACAAGTGGCGCCCAGGCTAACAATTTGAATGCTCAGGCTGAGCATTCTCGTCAGCAGGTTGCGGAGTCGGTTGCTCGTGCTTTGAATTTGACTGCTGATACTGATCTTAAGAAGATTCAGCTTCCGGGTGTTACTGCCCAGACTGCGTTGACTCGCGCTAATATTGATGAGGTTTATGCGCGTATTCGGCAGATTGAGGCTGATACTGGGCGTATTGGTGCTGCTAAGGATTTGACTGAAGCGGAGCGGGATAAGTTGGTTAAGACTTTGCCGTATATTCGTTTTCAGATGTATTTGGATAATCAGCATTCTAAGTTTGGTCTTGAAGGTGCCCTTCAGGATGCTCGTTATGAGCATAATGCGGGTTTTGTTTCTCGTGCTATCCGTGATATCGGTGGCGTTGCTAGTGCGGCTGCGGCCGCTCGTCGTTCTCAACGGTAGGAGGTTTTGTGTCTAATGTTCCTTTTGTTCGTAGTCCTTATAACTACGATGCGGATTCAGTCTCGATCGAGACTGGTTTGTCTTGTCCTGAGCCCACTAAGGCTCAGCAACACCAAGCGGATGAAGCGGATATCAACACGATAGTCCGTCGTTTTGGTGTTTCTGGTGTGCTGCCTACTGCAGCTCGTGCTCCGTCTTATGATGATTTTTCTGAGGTTGTGGATTTTCACACTGCTCAGCTTGCTATCCGTCGTGCCCAGGAGTCGTTCATGGCTTTGCCGGCCGATGTCCGGACTCGCTTTGATAACGATCCCGGGTTGTTTGTTGACTTTTGCTCTGAGGAGTCTAATCGTGAAGAGCTACGTAAGATGGGTCTGGTTGTCTCAGGTTCCGCCCAGGAGGATGTTGTGGCTCCTCCGTCTCCTCAGGCTGGTCAGGCCTGAGGTTATTTTTCACGGGGGCTTGAAGCCCCGTGGGAGGCCTCGTAAGATGGCCTCGGATGTCTAGAACAGTTCTTTACTTGATGTAACTGTTCTAGGTGACACCTCCCCTAAGGGGGGGTGTCTTGTTTTGGTTACTTTTGGAGTGTATTTTATGAAGCCTGTATCTCGTCATTCGGTGTCTAAGTCTGGTTCTGCCAGCAGGTTTAAACGTGATGTTGGTCGCACGAATGGTCACAATATGCGCATGTCGCCCATGCGGGGCGGTTGGCGTTTGTAATGGCTTGTTTCTCCCCTTTAACGGCTTGGCAGCTCGACAGCGGAGAGATCGTTTTTGCGGAGCGGGGGAAGATTCGGCGCCAGCTGGATCTCCCCTGCGGTCAGTGTATCGGTTGCCGTTTGGAGCGTTCTAGGCAGTGGGCTATGAGGTGTATGCATGAAGCCCAGTTGCATGATGAGAATTCGTTTGTTACGTTGACTTACGATGACAAACATTTGGTCTCATCTCTTGATTATCGTGATTTTCAATTGTTTATGAAGCGTCTTCGTAAGAAGGTTTCGAAAGCACGTTTTTATATGTGCGGAGAGTATGGTGAAAAGTATCGTCGACCCCATTTCCATGCTTGCTTGTTTGGTGTCGGTTTTTCTGACCGTATTGAGTGGTCTAAGTCTGGTAGCGGTGAGTTACTTTACCGTTCTGCTACTTTGGAGGCTTTGTGGCCTCATGGGTTCAGCTCTATTGGTTCAGTGACTTTTGATAGTGCGGCGTATGTTGCCCGTTATGTTATGAAAAAGGTCACGGGTCAGCTTGCGTCAGCGCATTACTCTTCTCTTGATTTTCATACCGGAGAACTTCTTTCTCTTAAACCTGAGTTTACTCGGATGTCGTTGAAGCCAGGAATTGGTGCTGAGTGGTTTAAGCGGTATAAGTCTGACGTTTATAATTTTGATTCTGTCGTGGTTAACGGTCAGTTGGTTAAGCCTCCTCGTTACTATGATAAGTTGTTGTCGGTATCGGATCCCGATACCTTTGAGGCTTTGGAGTTGTCTCGTTATCTGAAGATAACTCCTGAGGTGGTTGCGGATTCGTCTGCAGCTCGTTTGGCTGTGCGCGAGCAGGTTGCTCGTTCACGGTTGTCTTTTAAATCTCGTTCTTTGGAGTGATTTATGAAGTATGTAATTGTTACGGTTCGTGACCGTACTGCTGATGTTTTTGGTCAGCCGTTCTTTGTTGCCCGTATTGGGCAGGCGATTCGTTCGTTTTCTGATGAGGTTAATTCGCCTTCTTCGGATTCGGCTATTGCTAAGCATCCCGAAGATTTTGATTTGTATGAGCTTGGCGCGTTTGATGATGAAACGGCCACGTTTGAGTGTTTTGTCCCCCGTCAGGTTGCTATCGGTAAAGACCTGAAGGCTAAGTAATTTGGTTGGGCGCTTCGGCGCCCTTCCTTTAGGAGTTTTTTATGCATCGTAATCAGTCTGTTAATGTCCATCAATTCGCGATGATTCCTCGCGCGGACATTCCTCGTTCTCAGTTTCGTCGTCAGTCTACGCATAAGACGACGTTTGATTCTGGTTATTTGGTTCCGCTTTATGTGGATGAAGTGTTACCTGGTGACACGTTTAATTTGAAGATGACGGCTTTTGCTCGTCTTTCTACTCCTCTGTATCCTGTCATGGACAACATGTATATGGATACGTTTTTCTTTTTTGTTCCCAATCGTCTTGTTTGGACTAATTGGGAGAAGTTTATGGGTGAGCAGGACAATCCGGGCGATTCTATTTCGTACGTGATTCCTACTGCTACTACCCCTGCTAGCGGTTACGCTGTTAATAGTCTTCAGGACTATTTTGGTTTGCCGACGGTTGGTACCTTGGCTACTTCGGCTACTACTACCCATTCGCAGCTCCCGTTGCGTGGGTATAATTTGATTTGGAATGAGTGGTTTCGTGACCAGAATTTGCAGAATTCGGTTACTGTGGACAAGGGCGATGGCCCGGATACTGTTACTAATTACACTCTTCTTCGTCGTGGCAAGCGCCATGACTATTTCACTGGGTGCCTTCCTTTTGTTCAGAAGGGCGCTAGCGCTACGCTTCCCCTGGGCACTTCTGCTCCAGTGCGTGGCCTTGGTATTTCTACCGCTATTGCTGGTACTAACTTTATTGCTAATAACAATATAAAGGAGTCTGGTGGCGGTACTCGTAATTATACTTCTTCGGTTTCCGGTGGTTTTGTTACGTTTGAGGCTACGGGCGCTGCAGGTACTGCAGGGTTCCCGACTGTGTTTGCCGATTTATCTACTGCGACAGCTGCTACGATCAATCAGTTGCGTCAGTCTTTCCAGATTCAGAAGTTGCTCGAGCGGGAC